CGGGGCCTCATCGCTGCCGCTGCTCTGGCGGCAGATGACACGCTACTTCAACCAGCATGGCTTTGGCGGCATTAGCTATTATTGGGTTCGCGCGGGCACCCATTTGCCCGCGACCATGCCGCTGCAATACGGATTCTCCAAGGAAGAGATCGAACTATATCTTTCGCTCGACTTCCAGCGACTCGACATCGTGCCGCGCGCAGCGCTGGCGGCGAGCATCCCGATCCGCTGGAGCGACGTGTGGCGCAACTCGGAACTGACTGCCGAGGAACGCGGCTTCCTGGAAACGCTGCGCGCGATCGACTTCAGCGACGGCTTTTCGCTGCCCTGCTATGGCCCCAAGAACCGCAACGCCGTCGTCGCGCTTGGCAAGATGACGCCCGAGACCGACATCAGCCCGAGCCATCTGGCGCTGCTGCATTATGCCGCCCAGGCTGCGCATCTGCGCATCTGCGCGCTGTTCGCCGATGAGGTGACGCGCGACCGGCAGCTCTCGACCCGCGAGAAGGAGATTCTCGACTGGGTGGCGCGCGGCAAGAGCAATGGCGTGATCGCGGAGATCCTGGCGATCTCGCCGGGCACGGTGGATACCTACATGCGGCGCATATACGACAAGCTCGACGTCTCCGACCGGACATCAGCCGCAGTGAAGGGCGTCGGGATGGGGCTGATCGCCGCCTGAGCCCAAGGATGACCGACAGGATGACAGCCGCCCGCCGCTGAGAGCGGCGCGGCGTGTCGCTCGCCCGCTCGCTCGGGCGGGTGGGCCCGATGACCCGCGCGGAGCGGGCCAGCAACAGGAGACAGAGATGAAATGGTTTGGACGCAAGGGCGCGCCGCAACCGGCGCGCCCGCCGCTGGCGCGCGCCTGGATCGGCCAGGGCTGGGCCGGCGCAGGTGACTGGCCGCAGGGCTATGACGCGCAGTTGCGCTCGGCCATGCTCGCCAATCCGGTGGCGCAGCGCGCGATGCGGCTGGTGAGCGAAGCGGCGGGCAGCGCGGCGCTGATTGCCAGCGCTGACACGGGCGCGGACGAAACCGCCGCGCTTGCGCTGGTGCAGGCCCGCGCGGCGGGGCAGGGGCTGATCGAGACGCTCGCGGCGCACCTGCTGCTGCACGGCAATGGCTATGTCCAGATCGGCCATGGTGCGGACGGTGCGCCCGCCCGTCTCTATGCGCTGCGTCCCGACCGGGTGACCATCGAGCAGGATGCAGGCGGCTGGCCGATCGCCTATCGCTACCGCGCCGGCGAGGCGACGATGCGCTATGCAGGCGAGGACGCGACGGGGCGCACGGCGATCATCCATGTGAAGGCGCTCAACCCGGCCGACGACCACTATGGTCTGGGCTGTCTGGGTGCGGCGGCCGGCGCAGTGGCGATCCACAACGCGGCGACACGCTGGAACAAGGCCCTGCTCGACAATGCCGCGCGCCCATCGGGCGCAATGATCTACGACCCCGGCGACGGCGGCGTGCTCTCGGCCGATCAGTTCGACCGGCTGAAGGCCGAGATGGAGATCGCCTTCCAGGGTGCGGACAATGCCGGGCGGCCGATGCTGCTCGAAGGCGGGCTGAGCTGGCAGGCCCTCAGCCTCTCGCCTCAGGACATGGACTTCGTGGCGCTCAAGGCTGCCGCGGCGCGCGACATCGCGCTGGCCTTCGGTGTGCCGCCGATGCTGATGGGCCTGCCGGGCGACAGCACCTATGCGAACTACCGCGAGGCCAATCGCGCGCTCTGGCGGCAGGCGGTCCTGCCGGTCGCCGACAAGGTCCTGGGCGCGATCGCCCAAGGGCTGCGCGCCTGGATGCCCGGTCTGACGCTGGGCGTGGACCTCAACCGCGTGCCGGCGCTGGCCGAGGAGCGCATGATGCTCTGGGACCGGGTGGCGGCGGCGGACTTTCTCACCACGCCCGAGAAGCGCGCCCTGCTCGGCCTCGATGCGGGGCGGGCATGAGTGGCGCGCAGACAGCCGAGGCGCCGCTGCGCTTCGCCGGCTATGCCGCAATCTTCGATGCGGTGGACGGAGGGGGCGACGTGATTGCGCCCGGCGCCTTTGCCGGCAGCCTTGCGCGGCGAGGCGGGGCCGGCCTGCCGCTGCTCTGGCAACACCAGCCCGACCAGCCGATCGGCCGGATCGACACGGCAAGCGAGGACGATCGGGGCCTGCGCGTCACCGGTACGATCTGCTGCACCGGATCGGCGGCGCGCCATGCCGCAGCGCTGCTGCGCGCCGGGCGGCTCGACGGGCTGTCGTTCGGCTACCGGGTGGTGGCGGCACAGGGCGAGCACCCGCGCCGACTGGCCGCGCTCGACCTCGTCGAGGTGAGCCTGGTGACGCACCCGATGCAGCCGCTCGCGCGCGTTCACGCGCTGGCCTGAGCGCGCCGGGCCAATCCCCGCCCGGCGGATGACGGCGCCAACCGGGCAACAGCCGACAATGGACGCGCACCGCGCGACCCGCCACCGCCTGCGCGCGGGCGGGGCATCTTTCGTGAGTTCGACCACAGGAGACATGACCATGATCGAAGTGAAGGCCAATACGCTCGAAGAGAGCTTCGACGCGCTCTGCCAGAGCGAACGAATGACGGGAATCGAGGCGCGCATCGACGCGCTCGACGCCGCTGTGACGGCCCAGGCGCGGCGGGCAGGGCGGCCGCCGCTCGACGGCGCCAAGGGCAGCGAGTCCGATCCGGCCCGCGCCGCCTTCACCGAGCGCTATCTGCGCCGGGGCATGGAGGCGGGCGTGGAGCTCAAGAGCTTCTCCGGCGCGACGCCTGGCAGCGGCGGCTATGCCGTGCCCCGCGAGATCGACCAGATGATCGAGACCGCGCTCAAGGCGATTTCGCCGATCCGCGCCATTGCCAATGTCGTGCGGACCGGCTCGGCGGGCTATCGCAAGCTGGTGACGACCGGTGGCACCGTCTCGGGCTGGGCCTCGGAAACCGGCGCGCGCGCGGAGACGGCGACGCCGACCTTCCAAGAGATCGCGCCGCCCTCGGGCGACCTGTTCGCCAATCCCTCGGCCAGCCAGGCGATGCTCGACGATGCCCGGTTCGACGTCGAGGGCTGGCTGGCCGGCGAGATCGCCCAGGAATTCGCGCGGGCGGAGGGCGCGGCCTTCGTTGCCGGGGACGGGACCAACAAGCCCAAGGGCTTCCTCAGCTATGCCGCGACCAACGAGGTTGACGGCGTGCGCGCCTTCGGAATGCTGCAATATGTCGCATCCGGCCAGGCGGGCAGCTTCCCCGCATCCAACCCGCAGGACAAGCTGATCGACCTCGTCCAGGCGCTGCGGGCGCCCTATCGCCAGGGTGCGGCCTTCGTGATGAACTCGGCGACGCTGGCGCGCATCCGCAAGTTCAAGACGAGTGACGGCGCCTTTCTCTGGCAGCCGGCGATGGCCGCCGGACAGCCCGCGACTCTGCTCGGCTATCCGGTGATCGAGGCGGAGGATATGCCGGATCTGGCGGCGGACAGTCTCTCGATCGCCTTCGGCGATTTCGCGCGCGGCTATGTGATCGCCGAGCGCGGCGAGACCAGCATCCTGCGCGATCCCTTCACCAACAAGCCGTTCGTTCACTTCTACGCGGTGAAGCGGATCGGTGGCGCCGTGGCCAACAGCGAGGCGATCAAGCTCATGAAGTTCGCGGCCGCCTGAACGGGCCTGGCCGACCCGATGCGCCGCCCCTCAACATCTCCCCGGGGGGCGGCGCATCGCTTTCCCAGCTTTCCCTACATTCGCGCGGAAGGTCCTTGCCATGACTGTGACGATTGAGACGGGCGGGCCGCTCGCGGTGCCCCTTGACGACCTCAAGGCCTATCTCGCCATCAGCCTCGATGCCGAGGATCTGGCGCTGACCGGCCTGATCCGCGCGGCGAGCGCGGCCGCCGAACGCTTCCTCGGCCAGATGATCGTCGTGCGCGGCGTCGAAGAACTGCTCGCCCCGCGGCGCGACTGGCAACCGCTCGCCATGCGCCCGGCGCGCGCGATCACCGCCGTGGCGGGCATCGACGCCGATGGCACGCCATTCACGTTCCCGGTCGAATCCCACGCCATCGACATCGACGCCAACGGGACGGGCTGGTTGCGGCTGCTCGACCCCGGCGCGGCGGCGCGGGTCCGCCTCGCCTACACGGCCGGACTGGCGGTCGACGGCGAGGGCGTGCCCGAGCCGATCAGTCACGCCATCCTGCGCATGGCGGGCGAACTCCATGCCCGGCGCGATGGGCTGGAACCACGGTTGCCGGCCTCCGTCACGGCGCTGCTGCGGCCCTGGCGGCGGATGGCGCTGACATGAGCGGCGGGGGCGAAATGCTGCTGCGCGCCGCGCTGCTCGCTGCGCTGCGCGGCGACGCGACGCTGGCCAGCCTCGTCAACCATGTCAGCGACGGCGAGCCGCTCAAGGCGAGCCCGCCATGGCTCATGCTCGGCGAGGCCACCACCACCAGATGGGGTGCGCGCGGCGTCGACGGGCTGAACATGCGCCAGCCGATTCAGCTCGCCCTGCGCGGCGACGACACCGCGCCGGTACTGGCGATCCTCGCCCGGATCGACGCGGTGCTGACCGGCCTGGACGACACGCAGGGCGCTTGGCGGATCACCGGCATGCGCCTCGAACGCTCGCGCATCGCACGCGGACGGACCGACTGGCGGGCAAGCGCCGACTATGCGGTGCGGGCAGCCCGCCTCATCTGAGCTGCCTCGCCTGCTCGCATCGCACCAATAGGCGCCGTGCCCTGCGCACCCGCGAGGTGCGCGCACCGCGATCGACCGCGTGCCGCTCGCCCGGCTGCGTCTCATCATGACCACATTATCGGAAAGGACAAGCTCATGGCAGTGGAGAAGGGCAGCGCATTCCTGCTCAAGATCGGCGACGGCGGCGCGCCGGTCAGCTATGCGACGATCGCCGGACTGCGCGCGACACAGATCTCGGTGAACGGTGAGGCGGTCAACATCACCTCCAAGGATTCGGGGGGCTGGCGCGACCTGCTGCCGGGCGCCGGCGTGCGTTCGGTCAGTGTCGCGGGCGCCGGCATCTTCACCGGTTCGGCCGCCGAGGTGCGGCTGCGCGACCATGCACTGGCCGGAGCGATTGACGACTATGAGCTGAGCTTCGAGAGCGGCGAGCGGCTGCGCGGGCGCTTCCTGGTGACACGTCTCGACTATGCCGGCGACTATAATGGCGAGCGCAACTACACGCTGGCGCTGGAAAGCTCCGGTCCGGTGGCGGCGCTGTGAGGGGCGCGGCGAACCCGGCGCGCGGCGAGGCCGTGATCAGGCTCGGGACGCGGACAATCGCCATCCGCCCCAGCTTTGGTGCGCTGGTGGCGGCCGAGGAGGAGACCGGCCCGCTGCTGGCGCTGGTCGATCGGGCGGCCGACGGGCGGCTGACACTGCGCGAGATCGAGGCGTTGCTCTGGCACTGCAGGGCCGGACCGGCGGACGATCTCGCGCGCGAGGCCTTCGGCGCGGCCCTGCTCGCAGCGGGCATCGGGGCGGCGATGCCGGCGCTGCGGGCGATCTTGCGGCAGATCGTGGCTGGCGGCGCATGACGCAGCCCGCGTTTACACCGGGGGCGCGGCGGCTGGCCGGTCAGGCGGCATGGCTGCTCGGCTGGCGACCGGACGATTTCTGGCGCGCGACGCCCGACGAACTGGCCGATGCGCTCGGCGCGCTGCACGAGGCGGCCGGGGCGCCGGCGGTGTCGATCGACCGGGCCGCGATTGACCTGCTGATGGAGAGATATCCCGATGACCGAGGATGACATGCGCGCGGCACTCACGCCGATGCGCGGCGACATGGCGCGGCTGCGCGACGAGGCCGGTGCGCTGCGTGACGAAATGGACCTGCTGGCCACCGGAGCCGAGCGCGCCAGCCGGACCATCGAGGCCGGGCTGCTGCGCGCGGCGCGCACCGGTCGCCTCGGCTTCGAGGACCTGGGCCGCGTCGCGCTCTCGATCCTCGCGCAGATCGCCCAGGCGGCGGTGCGCGGCGGGATCGACGCGGTGCTCGGCGGCGGCACCGGCGGGCTGGCCGGGATCGGCGCTGCGCTGCTGACCGGCGCGCTCGGCCTGCCGGGCCGGGCAACCGGCGGTGCGGTGGCGCCGGGCCGGGCCTATCTGGTCGGCGAGCGGGGGCCGGAGGTCTTCCTGCCCACAAGCAGCGGCCGGGTGCTCGCCGACGCGGGCGGCGGGGCAGCGCCGCGCGAGGTGCGCGTTGCGATCAGCATCAACGGCGGCGCACCCGATGCGCCGCGCGCCCTCGCCCGCAGTGCCCGGCAGGTGGCGCGCGCCGTGCGCGGGGCCCTGGCGGAGTAACGGCCGCCGGAGCCGCTGGCCCGATCCAGATCAACGCCCACTTCAATCGCGGTGCCAATTGCCGGTAAACAGTGTATTAACTTGATGCTGCCTCGCCGGGACGATGAGTCGAAGCGAGCCGGCGTGGGACAATAATGACGGGAGCGGAAACATGAAGACGCTTATGATGAGCGCTGCGGCGCTGCTTTCACTGGGGCTGGCGGGCCAGGCGAATGCGGCCATCGACCTCAGTTACGAGAATCTCGGCGGTGCCGAATATGACACCATCGGCTTCAACATCTATGGCGATGTGGTCTTTACCGGGACGACCGATGACGGTGCCGGCTTCGATGAAGTGCTGTTCGAGGTCTGGGACGACGG